ACAGGCCTGTTCTTACCTCCACATCAAGCGAGTTTATAACATCCTGCGTAGCGTCCGTTCCCTCAAACATATAATCCACCGCCTCGCGGCATATGTTCAAAGGTCCCGTCTTTTCGCCGCGGTTGTGCGCATCGTTTACAAGGCACATCGCCTCAAAGTCAAACGGCTTTGATACGATTTTTTTCTTATTCACTGTAATCGATAATGTTTTCTGCATAATATTTCTCCTTTATTACTCCGCCGCCTGCTCGTCGGACTGTGTATCTGACTGCCCGTCTGACTGTTCCTCTGTCGACTTATCAAGCTCTCCTAACTTCACTACTGTGTCGCCCTCATCCATAAGCTTGATAGTGCTGTCCCCCGGAATATAGCTCATGTCCTCGAAGAATATTTTTTCAAACTGCGCAACTGATGTAACGCTGGAGTCTTTCTCGGCAATAAGTTCTTCAACTCCGTCCGTGTCGATGTAAACGTAGTAATTATCGTCATAATCGCGCTTAATTGCCGTGTATGTTGCTTTTGCTGTCTGCTTGTCGCTCGCGCCCGATGATGGCTTTGTCTTACCGCCGACGTTCGACGCGAGGCTGTATTTGCCCTTGAAATACTTAACATAGCGGTATGTACCGTCGGTTTTCAAAATTCTCCACGCAACTCCGAAATACGGAATTGAATTTGTGTCCCCTACGATAACCGCGCCGTGCTTTTTCTCAAGTCCTTTCCACATCGCGTCAACCTCCGGCGGGATGTCCGCGTTTTCAATTTCGTGGCCTATTTTCTCCAAATAGCTCTCTACCTCATACGCTCCGTTATCCGCGTCAAAGGTATCGCTTCCGCCGCTGTCCGACGGCGAAATCTGCACCATGCCCTGCAGGGAATAGCTCGCGCCGTACTCCGCGCCGTCCGCGCTGTCGCTCATTAACTGCGCAAATGTGTACTTGTCCACACCGATTGTCGGTAATGGTTTTCTGTTTGTTTCTGTTGTAACTGCCATAATTTTTATTCCTCCTACTTAAAAATTTCCTTTGAAAATCTCATTGTTTTATGATTTATGTTACCCTCCGGCGGCATATCTCTTGACATTTCACGGTACCAGCCGTACTTTTGCATAGCCTTGTCGGCTTGTACGGCTATTCTTGCGCATTCGCCGCCGCTTTTGCCCCAAATATCTATCTCGACATCTGAGCGTTGCGCCTGTTCCTCGTTGTCGTAACATAAACCTGTTGTTGTAGTCAGCTCGTAATAGCTGATTACGGGCAAAGTGTTGAATTGCTTCGGGTGATAAAACGTCACCTTTACGCCCTCGAGCGTTTCGAGAATTTCTCGGATTATCTTATTCACGTCTACCATTCAATTCAACACCTTTCAGTAATACGGTCAATCCCATATCCCACACCGCCGCATATGTTATCTCGTAGGCTTTTTCCCCGACAATCAAATATCTGCCTTCCGTTATATCCTCATTCGCGGCGCAAAAGAAACGGTATTGACACTCGACCACCAAGCCGTAATCCTTTTCCGCTAAACCTCCGCTGTAAGGCTGTAAATCGCCCTCTATCGTCCCTATCTCCTTAATCGAGTATGTATTCTCGTAATCATCGTAATCGCCTAATTCGATGATTTTTGCCATTGTATTGTTGAATACATCAAAAATAGAACTTTTAACCTGTGCTTTCCGTAATTTCACTCGGCAGCACTCCCTTTCTGTTCTTGTACGGGTTAAGTCGCTTATAATAATTCTGCAAATAATTATTATCGGGGTTCGTTTCCGCATATGATACGCTGCGCTGTCCCTCCGATATGGACTTCACGACCTCCGGAGCCTCCGAAGAGCCGTACCCCTTTGCCCTATACATATCCGCCGCGATAATCGGAACAAGCCCCTCAAGCTGCCGCGGCAAGATTTCCAACCTACAATAGCCGAGTATCGCATTCACGGTATCGCTAAGCAAAAAGGACAACAAGCTATCCTGCTCATCGTCCTTTATTCCCAACAGCATTTTAAGCGTTGCCTTCGCTTCATCAAGATTTATTGTCTCCATTCTTCGCACCTCGTTTCTTTTCGGGTGTTTCAATTTCCTCATATCCCGACGCTTTATACGCTCTTATCTGTATATCGTCGTTAAGAGTGATTGTATCCGTGCCGTTTGTAAGTGTCATAGCTCAATCACTCCTATTCAGCCTTATGTACGTAAATAGCCTTTTTCTTGTTATCGAGCACAAACGCGTCGTGATATAAGCGTCCTTCGACAAGCCAACCGTTAATGCCCGGCGGATTGTCATGGATTTTGTATTCCGACAGCTTCACCGGCGCGGTTGTCGCCATTCTGTGCGTCACAAAGAAATCAACACCCGTCGGCATATACGATTTTGGCAGCACAACGAGCGGAACACCGTCGATTGTGCCTATCTGCCCCTTAAGCGTGATACCCTGCGCCGCGTCGCCCTGCTTCACGAATGACGGATCCTGCTTAATAAGCTTGTAAAATCCGCTTGATACATATGCCACCGCGCCGGCAATCGGTACAAAATTATCGACAAGTGCGGTCGTGCCGTCCAAAAACGCGTCGTACGCGTTGTCCTTTGTAATTGCACCTGTTCCGGTCGTTCCCGCATTTGCACAAATCTTTGCAAAGCGGTATTTGTCGATTTCGGGAATAACAACCTCGCGAAGCTGACGCTGTAAAGCCGCGCCCGCGCTGTTAATCATCTGCGTGTCGGTAAAGTTGCCTCGGTCAATCGAGAATGTGAAGCTTCTGTCCTGTGTCATGGTCAGCTCCTGCACGCTGTTTTCAAGCTCTTCCGGTTCACCATATCGGTTCGTACCCGATTTCGTATAATCGTTCATCTTTGCTGTGGGGACGCTGTAAACGTTGACCGTCTGCACACCCACGAAGTCATAATCCTGATTTACCGCGCCCATCGAGAGCGCTTCCTTTGCAAATCGCTCATCAATCTGACTTGCGTATTTGCTCGCATAATTAATTGCCATATTTTAACCTTTCCTTTCTCCTACATTCCAAAACCCTTTAAAAACGGATCCGTCTGCGCCGTCTGACCGCCGCCCGTTTTCGGTGTTTTGCCCTTTGTAATTTCTGTGACGACGCTTTCACGATATTCGGACATCATTTCGCTGAATGCTTTTACACTGTCCTCCACGCTTTCGCCGCCCATAGCTGTTACTACCTTTGCAAAGCCTATCGGTATTTTATGTTCCGATAAGAGCTTCGCCGCCTCGAATTCCTCTTTTTCCTTCTTGTATGCCGCGCGTTCCTCCTCGAACTGCGCCTGTGCCGCCTCCTGCGCTGCCTTTTCACGCTCCGCCGCACTCATTTTAGACTCCTTTTCCCACTGTTCACGCGCAGCTTTAAGCTGCTTTGCAAACTCTGCCTGTGACTTCTCGCTTGCCGTCTTTAATGCGGCTGTAACACGTCTGTCCGTTTCCGCCTGTAATTCCTCTGCCGTATACGTTTTCGGCTCTGCCGTGCCGTTTTCCTGTCCCTGTCCGTTGCTGTTTGCGGTTGCGCCCTGCGCCCCCGTCTGCGCCCCGCCAGTTACGTTCAAATCTTCGTCCATTGTGAGACCTCCTTTAAAAAATAGTATAAAAATTAAGCCTTTTTCTGTCTTGCTCGGGACAATGCTTTACCCTGCACGGGAGATATTTGGATCACCAATCCTTTCCGCTATGTGTATGTTGTGCCTATTTTCACTTTATCACTCTCCTTTCATCTTCCCAATTGATTGGGATTTTAGGTATACAAAAAGCACGTCCGAAAACGTGCTTTAAATAACTGTATTAAATTTTTCTCATAGAAAAACCGCCTTGATTTCTCAAAGCGGTTTAAATAGTATTTTGGTGGGTGTGCCCCGTCCCACATTTCTTTTGACCGTTAAGGTGTGTAGCAGCACAATCTCTACTTCAAAATACATATTTTACTGTATACACATTATAACACATTTATTCTTTTTTGTAAAGCAATTCGACCCTAACCTTTCATCGCTAAAATTATTTATTACCCCTTAAAAGTCTTTTCGCCGTATATGCTTCGTATTGTATTTCAAATCCGTTTTTATTATTAAAATACCATCCGTGAAATGGCATAAATTTTTGACTTTTTCCATCAGGCACATAATAAGCCCAATCAAGCCCCTGCCCGGTATAATCTGCCCTGCCTATTCCCATCCAAAAATCATCTGTAACGGGAAAAAATCCGAAACTAAGCATTATATCCCGCCTTTCCTTGCTTAATGCAGTTTGAGCTTCTCGCCTTCCCTTGATACGAGCGTTCTCTATTTTTATGTCTAATTCCTGTTGCGACATAATTATTTTTCCAAATGCTTTTTTCATCATTATTCTCCTTTCAATTTTGGGTATACAAAAAGCACGTTCATTCGGACGTGCTTTAATTTTTTCTTATAACTTCTGCAATTTCATCAATCTCCACTGTAACAGTTTCTGAATTATTGGGTTCAGGTGATAATTCAATTTCGTACCCATTACCGTCCGGATGTTCATATATTTCAATAACACAACCTTCTCTACCATCTTTTAAACGAACACTATCGTACCAATCCACTTTCATCAGTCAACCTCCTTTATGTATGTAGAAGTCATCCATGTTTTACCGTCTTGTTCTTTCCAACCAACAATAACATTTGCGGGTGTTCCTTTATTGCCATATAAAACGATTTTCTGTTCATACGAATTTCCATACTTATCCGTGCCTCTGTATGAGGATGGATACTTTACCGCATTTTCTAAAATTTTGTCTTTCAACTCAGCATAATTGTTTTTATCATAGCCCAAACGCCTTGTAAAGTTCTTGCCTTTAGCCCAGCCTTCTGGAGTTTCGGGATTAAATAAATATTTCGTAAATTTTCTGTCGTCCGCTGTTGCTTTTTTTGCGTTCGGTAATGCTAAAGACGGATTATTTACCAATTTGTTTTGACGTTTATAATCGAGCTTCATATAGTTCCACTTCTCAACATCATTATACTTCATATCCTGCCATTTGTCAAACGA